GGTGTTTTTGAAGTCTTTGTTGTGCTAGCGGATTCACTGCAGAACTTTTTGGATTATGGTTATGCCATGGTTATGGAGAAGTCGGTCTTCCCAGTGAATTATAGTTTTGACAAGCTGCATGATTTAGAATTGAGAGTTGCTGAAATGGACGCTTGGATGCCTTTCTTTGAGAATGGGCGCTTATCTGAGCGCGGTATGCAAAGGTCGGACTATCTGATTAAGTTGAAGTCGCTCAAAGAACACATCATTGCAGTACGAAGGGCAGCGCCTGACAAATTTGCTGAGAAAACACTAACAGCACTGTATGGCAAGATGGAAAAACTATCAACGCGTGCCACTATGGTGACCTTAGCATCAGGATTGAAGTATTGTCCATTTGGTTATTCCATTGCTGGTCCGGCGGGTATTGGAAAGAGTTCTGTTAATGACCACCTGATTAATTATTTCTTTCAGTGGAAAAAGACTACACAGAATTGGAAACCCGAAGGTAAGGATGCAGAATATCGTGTCACTGTTAATATGTCAGATAAGTTTCAGTCCGAAGTTTTTTCTCACCACATAGTAGCGACTCTTGATGATTTTATGAATAAGAGAGCCGAGAAAGTGGCACCGGGTGAGACACCACATGATTTGTTGATAAAGATTGTTAATAATGTCCCCTGTACTGCACTGAAACCAGATGTGGAGTCGAAAGGAGCTGTACCGATGAATTTTGAATTGGTCGGACTAACGACAAATGTACCGCACCTGCATGCTACGTTGTTTGTGAACGATGAATATTCTATTTTGCGGCGAGTTGGATTCACTGTGTTCCAATATGTGAAACCTGAGTTCAGGAAGGTTGATCAAGAATGCCTTGACCCGGTTAAGGCAATGGGCCACACAGATTTATGGAATATAGATGTTTTGTACCCCATTGCTGTGAAAGAGGGCAACAAAATGGTTATCAAGTGGGTGTATTATGATTTACCACCGTCCATTGCCACTCCTGAGACAACAAAGGCTAAGAATTTGAACTTACACGATTTGCTAGTGCTTTTTGGACACGAATTGGATAGACACCATGCAGCACAAATACGTTTACTTAAGGAAGCATGTTGTGAAGATAAAACGTGCAGCCATGGTTTCCCAAAAGCTGTTTGCTCTTTATGTGCTGCGAGGGTAGCTGATGTGCCGCTTACCCTGGACACGGAACAAGTGATGAGCAATGAGATAGAACAGTCTAATCAATTCTTAGTGAACTCGGAGCCAATACCTTTAGAAGATGGTGAAGAGGAAGAGCTTCAGTTTGTACCAGGACCCGATTTCCCCATAAGTGCTGTTAGGAAGTATAAGAGAGTGCCACCTATTGAGGAAGCACGTGTTGTGGAGCCTGTTGATATCATCTGTGATGCAAGTGATTGCACACCAATCCATACCAATAAAGATAGGGAGAATATCCCTGTCCCAAATTATGGGTTTAGTGATGATGTTTCAGTGCGTAGTGATACCACACCTTTTATCGTGCACGTTCAACAAGAGCTGTTTACTGCGCCTTTTTGGTTCTTAGATTATTTTGAGAGCTTTGTAGATGTGTTCTGTCCGTGGAGGTTAACTGATAATCCAATCCATATTAACAAACCATGGTTGATAGATTGGGTGCCGCGCGTTGTTTTGAATAAGTACCCTGACCTGATTGAGATATCGCATTTCTCACGTACTACCATTCGCAATAGGCGTTGCATCGCTGCATTGATATCAGTGTTATGTCCTGTATCATGTCTTTGGGTGGTTCGGGATATGTGGAATCATACAGTACCTTTCTTCTCATCGTGTACGTTCATTTTGCTTATATTGTTCCTTGCACACATGCATAATCAACACGCTGATATGGTTGCTCGATACTATGTGCAACGCAATTTGAGATGGAGTAATCTGCTAACTCTCTCATGGATGCCTAGGATTATGAAGAAGAGGTTGAAGTACATATGGACCCTGGTTTTCGTCTTAGGAGTTGTCACCTGTCTCAAGAAAATATTTAATAAGATTGTGCCTTTGGATAAGATGGTTGTGGACGCTTTCAAGAAGAAGAAGCAAGATGAGCCGGATGATGATGTCGCTGTTGACGGAGATTGCCAAGGTGGAATAGTATCGATACCCAATGCGAGACCAGTATGGGGAGGTGTTCAGTGTGTGCCTATTGTGAAACCTGAAGAGCATAACACCACTTTCTCACAGATGTTCAATGTAGTTAAGAAAAGTTTGGCCACGATTGATTACACTACAGTAGATGGCAAGATATGCCAGTGCACGTGTTTGATCATTAAATCGGGATTGATATTGGTACCTACACACTTTATACCCAAAACTCTGACGAAAGTTACGATATATGTGGGATCTAGAGAACACAGTGGAGGCATCATTAGATGTATATTGAATAGGCAGGATGGATATAGTTTGAAGGACCGTGATTTATCGATATACCATGTCCCCAATTTAGGTGATAGGCGAAATTTAGTACCACTGTTGTCCAAGGACTTGTCAACTGACACCGTCATATGTAAATCTCTGTATAAAGATAAACATGGCGAGCTTAAGATCAACGATTTCTTCATTAAAGCAGAGTATAGAGAGGGACTAAGAGCATCTTACCTGGACAAATCTGAACATTTCGACTCAAATGGATTCTGTTATCAATTGCGCGAGGATACTTTCATAGGTCTATGCGGCATGGTGTTGATCTGCAATTCTAAAGTGCCATACATTCACAGTTACCACACGAGTGGGAGGGACAAGTTTGGTGTTTCACATATGATTAGTGCTAGAGATGTCGTCCAAGCAGAGAAGTTTTTATATAAAGATCAATGTGCTAGACTACAACCTACTGATGCTGGGACAATGAATTTGAGCAGAGTCAAGAGTTTTGAGCTCCAGTCTCAACCGTCTCATAAGTCCCCACTCATGTATTTAGATAAAGACACTTCCTTCGAGTATTATGGCACGATCAACACCCCTGTGGTCAAGTTCAAGCATTCAGTACATAAGACACTCATCCATGATACCATCAATGAGGTGTTTGAAGTCGAACCTAAAGTAGGTCCCCCACCAAACGTACCAACGTGGCAACATCATCACGCTTGCATTATGAATACGACCGCAAGCAATATGGGTTTTCCACAAGCATTACTGGAACGAGCGACAAAGGACTACCTGGACGGAACACTAGATACTATGAGAACACGTAGCGATTTACAAACGTTAACACTTGATCAGATTCTAAATGGGGCTGAAGGCGTTCGTGGATTGGAACCGATGAATAAGAAAACATCAGCAGGATTTCCATATTTCCAATCAAAGGCAAAATTATTTGGTGCTGAAAGTGGCGAACCATTAGAGATAACACCAGCCCTATTAGATGATTATACTGTGAGTGAAAGAGCGTGGTCTGAGAATAAACGATCGTATGAGATTTTCCATCAATCATTGAAGGACGAGCCAGTTAAGAGAACGAAAACGGTGACGAGAACGTTCCAGTGTTCGAATCTCAATTTGACAATTGCATTGAGGAAATATTTCTTGCCAATAGTGACTGAACTGATAACTAAGCCGGATGTGTATGAATTAGCGGTCGGATGTAATGCTGAAGGTCCAGAATGGCATGCTTTGATGTTGATAATATCGAAATATGGTGGGGACAGAATCGTCGCTGGAGATTACAAGAATTATGACCAGAGGATGAGTAGTCAAGTGATATGTGCTGCCTTTAACGTGCTTATAGAGTTTGCTAGTGCTATAGGGTATTCATGTGAGGATCTTGATATGATGAGAGCCATTGCTACAGAGGTAATATACCCAGTCATTCACATGAATGGAGACATTTTCAAGCTGTTTTCTTCAGTCACATCGGGCAATAGTCTAACTACCATCATCAATTGCATCTGTAATTCGATTCTCCATAGGTTGTGTTATTTCGGACTTGCACAGAGGCTTGGCGTAACGGCACCTCCTTTTAAGGTTGTTTGTAGTTTGTTAACATACGGAGACGATTGTGCTGATTCAGTGAGACCAGGCTTTGATTGGTTTGGGCATACTAACAGGCAAATGTTTTTCAATGATTTTGGAATAGTTTACACCATGGCGGAGAAGGATCAAGCGTCTCGTCCTTTTATTACATTAGATGAGCTCAGTTTCCTCAAGCGAAAACCAAAATTCAACGCAGATACTGACCTGTTAATGGCGCCTCTAGACGAGTCATCAATATTCAAGAGTTTGCAGTACCTCACACGTAGTATTCTCACGCCAGAAGAAAGTGTAGGTGTAAATGCTGATAATGCACTCGCAGCTTGGTTCCAACATGGTAGGCAGATATATGAAGCCAGGTCACGATTGTTGAGAGAAGTGTTGATTAAGCATGATTTATATCACTATTCCAAGTGGGCTGATAGGACATACGACGATTTCTTGAAAGAGTGGAAGAGTAAGTATCAAGACGGGATGCCTGCAATCTGCCTGGAACACCCTGGGCGTAAAACACAAGAGTGTGATGACGGTATTGATTACGACGCGCTATTAGCAGTGAAGTTAGGCAATATGCTCGGCGCTTACCGTTGTGAAGCAATCTCGCCGGTCGAGATACCCCTATTTAGGGGAGGTGATGCTGACCACAATACTTCTAGCATATTCCAAGCCGGTACATGCTTGGGATCATGTGAATGTAACAATTTGTATCCAAAACAACACAAAGACAAACATCGCATGATGAGCCCCGTACCAGAAATGGACGGAAAGGAAAGGGCTCAGCTAGTTGGTGACGTTACTCTTAAAACGTCACAACCCAAGTTGGTAAAACAGCAGTCCCAGAGATCGCTATTTAAGCCACTAAACAAACAAGACATCGATATGATATTAATGGACGATGTCGACCAGAGTGGGTACGATTGTAGTGAGATCACAGTACCCCAGGAGATCAGGAAACCCACGTTGGAGGAGATAAACGCTATGTATGCTCAATGGGTGAGGGATAATCACAATGCTACGCCTGTTCGTTCCAACACGACAGATTTTACGGCAAATGAACCAACGTATGACCCGCCTATATTTGCGGCATACAAGAAAAATGAGCCATTTATTTTCCAGGCTGGCACCACAACAACTCATCCGAGCACACAAGGTAAAACCATCACGGGCACAGTAACTTTTTCTGATACAGATGCCAACGTTGTGAATACAGTTGTGAGTGAAATGGATAGTACTCGTTATCTTGCAGCAAACGCGGCTGACGGTATGGGCGCCTTTTTGTCGCGCCCTGTACTAATTCAAAATATTACAGTAGCGGTGGGTGCAAACACATTTGTTGAAATAAATCCTTGGAAGCTCTTCCTAGAAAACAAAAGAGTAATCAATAGGATAAACAATTACAACAATCTACGAGCCAAGATGCATGTCAAGTTGATGATTAATGGTAATGGGTTCTATTATGGAAAGCTTATTGCTTCGTATCTACCCCTGAAAGCTGGAGATTTGATGGAACACAGCCATATTACAGCTTCTCCTGCGAACATTTGCTTAGCCACTCAACGACCCCACGTATTCCTAGATCCATGTATGAGCACGGGTGGACAATTGGACCTTCCTTTCTTTTTTTGGAAAGATGCCATGAATATACCTGCGGCGGATTGGAATCAGATGGGACAGCTGTTTATTGAATCGATCAATCCTTTACGCAATGCAAATGGATCCACCGCTGACTTGACGATCACGATTTTTGCTTGGATGAGTGAGGTTGTACTAGATAGTCCTACACTGGTGAGCGCACCAGGTTTAATACCACAAGCAGGTGAGTATAAGGACTCAGATATAATCTCCAGACCAGCTTCTGTGTTGTCCAATGTTGCTAAGGTGATTTCACCGATGATGGGTTCATTGGCACCATATGCGATGGCAGTATCAAATAGTGCAGGCTTGGTGGCTTCTGTGGCGAAGGCAATGGGATATAGCCGGCCAACAGATACAAGTGCGTCAATGAAGATGATGCCCAGGCACATTGCTAATTTGGCTAACTATGATGTTATGGACACGAGCACTAAACTTGCATTGGATTCTAAGAATGAAGTGACAGTTGATACGAGAGTGATGGGATTGGGAGGTTTAGAAGAAACATCTTTTACCTATCTTGCTTCTATCTCAAATTATCTGAGGAGCACTCAGTGGTTGTCAACGCAGACACCAGGTACTAAACTCACGAGTATAAGAGCATGGCCTTTGCATAGGATCGCGCATGGCACCTTGGTAGGTTCAGCTTTTCCTTCATATAGTTTGCCAACCTTCGATTTTGCATTTTGGACGGGAACTTTCATTCTGAAGATCGAGGTTGTTTGTTCATCCTTTCATAAAGGCAGGCTCCAAATAGTATACGATCCCAATAACACAAACGCAGTGCCAGAAGCCAACATTCAGCACACATACATTATGGATATTTCAGATACGAAAGAATTAGTTATTGAAATACCATGGTCGCAATCAAGGACATTTCTGAATACCCCTACTGGTTGGCCGTCACAAGCTATATCAGATACGGGTCTCGATTCCACGGGAACAAGCCAATTCGCTAATGGACAAGTAGCTATCTATGTATTGAATGAACTGACAGTGCCAAGTTCCACGACGCAACCAATAGAGATTAATGTTTATGGTAGTTTTAAAGATGATTTCAAGGTTATGTGTCCGGAACGTGCTTATGGGAATGCAGTTTTCAGGAATTTAACGACACAAGCGGGTATGAATGATTGTGCGGAGGATTGTCAAATGCCAAATGATACGGCAGTGGAGTTTACTGCAGGAGGAGACCAGCGAGATGAAAATCAGATGAGAGTATATTCGGGGGAGAGTATTACATCTTTCCGATCATTGTGGAAAAGGCCAGCGTTGTTATATATTTTACCTAAAAACACAGTGGCTAATACATTGTCAAACTATGTTTTCCCAATACGACCCAAACCACGAGGCACTATCCCTACGTTTACGAATTATAATCAAGTGAACAATACAGGATTATCGTTGGTCTCATATGCTTATGCAGGATGGAGAGGCTCTATAAGATATAAGTGCATCACTCAGGCACCCAGAACTCAAGTGTCAATATATAGCAGCACTTTTAAAACCTTAGGTTTTGCTGCGAGTGGCAAAGCGATCTCATATATTTTCGGGACCACAACCACGATAAATGACTTGGCTAGGGCAATGTCTGTTTTAAATGCCCCCGAAAGAGCCAATTTGGGTCAAGAGATGCAAAATACACAACATCAGCCAAATACAGAAGCAGAATTCCCCTTTTATTCGTTGAATAGGTTTTATCCACAAAGAGATTTGGGTTTCGAGCTCCAGGCAGGTGAGAGGATAGTCAACATTGATGCATATTCATACGATCAGAACTCCACTGGGCATCATGAGATATATGTGTGCACAGGAGAAGATTTTCAGGTAGGGTTCTTCACAGGATTACCATTAATGACAACCTTTGCTTCTCCAACTCCTCCTGTGGCTGCGTGATGGTGGTGGAGGGCCACACAAAAAATTGAGGTAGAACCCCTAGGCGAGGGGTCCCCGCGTGAAGACGAT